GCATATGGTCAAGCTAATACTGCTACAACGAATGCATCTAATGCCTATGGTCAAGCTAATACTGCTACAACGAATGCAGCTAATGCTCATAGTACAGCAAATTCAAAAGTTACTCATGCTTCAGTAAACACATCATCAACTATTGTAGGTGGTGGTGTAGGTGGATGGGGTATAACAACGTATCACTTAGCAGGTGGTGCACAAGCAAGTTCCTCAACTAGAGATTTTGCAATAGGAACATCAGGCTCAGGAAATGCAACTTTCTTAGCAAATGGTGGTATTGTAATGGGGTCAGATGGTTTTGTTTCCGCAAAACAATTCTATATCGATACATCAGGAAACGCCAAATTCAAAGGAACACTAGAAGGTGATGATGTTACTGTAAATGGTCAATTAACTTTACCTTCCTCTGGTGCTAATGTAGCCGGTAGTACAGTAGGTAGCTGGTCTACCAATACTATGGATAACAAACATATAGTAAGTGTAGGTACTGGAGCAGGATTTTATCAAGGATTTGTAAGATTGACTGGTGGAACAAACCATGTTAAAACTATTAGTATACAAGCAAGAACAGGTAGTTCCACCGCAAGTGAAGGAACACTAATTTATGAAACTCCAAGAATTGACTACTATACAGCAGGAAATGCAACATCAGGTAGATTATACTCTAGTGCTCAAACAGCTAATATGCCTATTGCATTTACATATACAGGCTCAGGCAATGTTTCCATGTTTGTAAGAGCTCAAGCAGATACAGGACCAGATACAGTAGGTTCAGCGGAAGCAAGATTTATTAAATTCGGAACAACAGACCCATTATTCAGTTTTGCTAACCAAACAGGTGTAGCAGTAAGTACCGCATTTTATTCTAACACACAAGTAGTTGGAGGATTTGCAGGGACTAAAACGGTAAGCATCTCTAATACTTCATATACAAGATATAAAATTGATGGAGGAAGTTTTGGAACAGCAAACTCAAATATAGCAAACGGAAGTTACATTAATGTAGAAATTACATCAGCAAGTACTAATGCAACTACAAGATCAAGCACAATAACTATTGGAGAATCTTCCGCAGGATTTGAGGTTACAACAACATTAGGAGGCGGAGGCGGAGGCGGAGGCGGAGGTTGTTTCGTAGAAGGAACTCCTGTCGTAATGGCCGATGGTTCGCTAAAAGCAATAGAAACAGTCACTGCAGGAGAGAGTGTAAAATCATTTAGTCACTCTAGTTTATCTCTTGAAGAAGATGCATGGATAACTTGGACAACACCAGAAATTGGTACAGGTACTTTTGGAACTTCTACAGTAGAAACAGTTACAGATGCTCATGCACATGACAATTACTATTGGATTAATTACAACTTGAAAGTAACAGGCGAACATCCAATGTTAGCATTTAAAGATGCAGTTTTCAAATTCGTAAGAGCTGAAGATCTAGTAGTAGGAGATCACCTAGTATTAGAGGATGGAACCAGAGAAGAAATATTTGCAATGCCTAACGTACGAGTAGCCTGTGTAACACATAATATGGACGTAGAAGATCAAGATACTTATGTTGTTAAGGGCGGTAATGGAAATGGATATATAGCACATAACGTTATACTAGATGAGGAGAAACCATAATAGTGAATCATATAATACAAACAGGAACAGACTCGGAAGGAAACCCAATTACTACTACACTAGATGTACAGTTTACTCATGTATATGAATATGTAGGGCATGAAGCACAAGACTATGTGAACAATCAGTGTATGCCTAGAAGAAGAGAAGCTAATATGGTGAAAACTGTAAAAATAAAAATTACAAGCACTGATGGAACTTCTGCAAATGCAACTCACCTAGTTAGTGGACAAGCAGATCAAATTTATTCAGAAAATTTATTAATTCCCTTACCTTGGAGAGCTAAAGCGAATGGAGAATTATCAGGCTTCTTAACTCCCTATGAAAACGTAACTGAAACAATTATGTTAAATTGGGCAAAAGCTATAATACAAGAAACAGATAAAGCAGATGCATTAAATCTAACTTTTGCTACAAAATTATACGGTGATAGGTACCAATCATAACCTATTTTCCGTTTTAATAACACCCGTTAAAAATAGTTCTTGACAGCACCCCATATTTTTGATATAATTTAGCATATAGGAGTAATATTTATGGCAGCAGGAAATTATGACATAGTCATTGATCAAGGTGCTGACTTTTCAATTGAATTAGTCATAGCGCAAAACGGCAACCCAGTTAATCTAGGTAGTCATTCTGCGTCTGCACAACTGAGACCAACACCCACATCTTCTACTCTTACAGCAACCTTTACTTGTACAGTTACAAATGCCTCACAAGGCAAATTAACAATGAATTTAGGTTACGCACTCACACGAAATATAGCGTCAGGTAAATATTATTATGATTTAGAATTATTTAATTCTAGTGCTAATAGTATTACTAGACTTATTCAAGGTGTAGCGAGAGTTACAGCAGAAGTTACAAGATAATGGCACTTACCGTCACGATTACCCCTCAAAATACAAGTTTAACTGCAACTGCAAACACAACGACATTAACGGTTTCTAGCGCGGTAGCAGCTAGTGCAACAGATGCAAGCTCACTCACATTTGATAATCCAGTAGGAACCTTAGTAGGGCAATCTACGATTGAAGGTGCACTCAATTACTTAGCGAATCAATTTTTCGTACAAACCTCATCTCCAGCTTCCAGTACAACAAACTTGGCAGAAGGGGATTTATTTTATGACACTGACGATAATCAGTTAAAGATCTATAGAGAAACGTCTACGGGCGTATATAGTTTTGTTCCTATAATGATAGGCAACGACTCAACCGACTCAGACACTATAGACGCAGGGGCTTTTTAGCTCATTTAGGACAGAAACATGGCACAAACCATTAAAATCAAAAGAAGTAGTAGTTCCGCCGCTCCATCTTCCCTCGGTGCTGGTGAATTAGCGTATTCATCAAATTCCAAAAAACTATTTGTAGGGCATCCCTCTACATCGGCAGTAACAACAATAGGCGGGGACTTATACGTCCAAATGCTCGACCATACAGCAGGTACGCTAACAGCAGCTTCAGCAATAGTAGTAGATAGTTCATCTAAAATAGATGTATTAAAATCAGGTAACATAGTAGTTACTGGTTCTAGTAATACTATTAGTACTAGTTCAGGCAATCTTACTCTAGCTCCCACAGGTAATTTAGTTATTACTCATGGCGGAACTATAGATTTAACAGGTCAAGCAAATTCACTAACTCTATTAGACAATAACGCAGCAGCTTTAGATATAAACGAAGGCGGAACTTCATATTTAAAATTTGTTACTACTAATGGAAGTGAATCAACAACTGTAGGATCAGCATTAACAGTATCAGGACTAACTTCAGCAGCAGCTGTCAATATGTCTGGAAACTTAGCTATCGCTACAAACAAATTCACAGTAAATGCTAGTTCAGGTGATACTGTAATAGCAGGCGACTTAAATGTCGTTGATGTAACAGCAAGTGGTGATTTAGAAGTCACAGGTGGCACTACTCTTAACGGAGCAGTAAATATTGGTGACGCATCAGGAGATGCAATCGCAATTGCCGGTACAGCAACATTTACACCATCAGTAGACTTTGATGGTGGCTTTACAGTTGCAGGGTCACAAACAGTTGACTTTGGAGGAAATAGACTTGCTAACATTGGCACTCCTACCCAAGCAACAGATGCTACAACAAAAGCATATGTAGACAGCGTAAAACAAGCACTAGACATTAAAGAATCAGTAAGGGTAGCTACAGAAGCAGCTATTACTGGAACTTATGATAATGGTACTGGTGGTGTAGGTGCTACATTAACATACGACTCCAACGGAGCTATAACTGTTGATGGACAAGCACTATTAATTAATAATAGAGTACTTGTTAAAAATCAATCAACCGCTACACAAAACGGTATTTACTATGTAAGTACAGTAGGTAATGCAGGTGCAGCAGCAGTACTAACAAGAGCACTAGATGCGGATTCAAGTGCAGATGTAACAGGTGGACTATTTACTTTCGTAGAAGAAGGTTCAACTAATGCAGATGCAGGTTTTGTTTTATCAAATGTTACAGGATCAGCAACACTAGGTACAGATGGTCTTACCTTTACACAGTTCTCAGGAGCTGGACAAGTAGTAGCCGGAATAGGTTTAGCCAAATCAGGTAATACTATTTCAGTAAATGTTGATGATACTTCTATAGAAATAAATTCAGATACTTTACAAATTAAAGGGTTAGACAACGCAATAGTAGAAGGTCAATTAATTTATGGAGCGAACACAGGTGGTTCGTTTACAACATTAAATATTGGTTCTTATGACTCAACAAATTCAGTAGGACAAATGTTACAAGTCGGAGCAAACGGAACTGTAGCATGGTCAAACACATTAGACGGTGGAACATTCTAAGAAATGTCTCACGTAATTAAAATTAAAAGGTCAGAAACAGGCGGTAGTATACCATCAGCAGGTGATTTAGAAACATATGAACTTGCTATGAATGTTTCTGACAAAACAATTTACACAAAGAACAGCTCAGGTCAAATTGTTACTATGTCATCTGCCGGTATAACCGAAGCAGAAGCACTAGCACTGAGCATAGCATTAGGATAAGATTATGGCATCAGCATTTAAATCAGCATCATCAGCTAGTGTAGGCACTTCATTAACAAGTGTTTATACCTGCCCTTCAAGTACAACATCAACGATTATTGGGTGTTATATTTGTAATCAGAGTGGTGGACAAATTGAAGCAACAGTAGAGTTTTTTGACGCAAGTTCAAGTACTCACGTAGCTTTAATGCATAGCACTCCAATACCAAGTAACTCCACACAAGTAGTTATAGGTGGAGATGCAAAAGTGGTTTTAGAGGCTGGGGATATAATCAAGGTACAGAGTAATGTAGCAAATTCAATCGACTGCGTACTCTCATATTTGGAGCAAACATAATATGTCACTCATAGGAAAAAGTAATGCATTAGTCTCCTCACTTGAGGCGAATGCAGTAGGTACTACTGAAATAGTAAGTAATTCAATTACAGCAAGTGAAATAGCAGCTAACGCAGTAGGCTCATCAGAAATAGCACTTAACGCAGTAGATACTCTACAAATTGCAACTAACGCAGTTGGAGCAGCACAATTACAAGGAGCCGCAGTAACCGCAGTAGGAGATAATGCTATCAACGCAGCAGCAATAGCAGCTAACTCAGTAGATTCTTCAGAATTAGTAAGTGGTAGTATAGATAGTATACACATCGGCACAGGACAAATAATTACATCAAAGATCGCTAATAATAATGTAACTTCAGGACAACTAGCAAGTAATTCAGTAGTAGCAAGACACATAGCTGCTAATGCTATAGGAACAAGTGAAATAGCCTTAAACTCGGTAGATTCATCAGAATTAGTAAGTGGTAGTATAGACACTATACATGTCGCGAACTTACAAATAACATCAGACAAACTAGCAGCTAACTCAGTAGTAGCCGCAAAAATAGCGGAAAATGCAGTAGGTACTAGTGAACTTGCT